AACTTAATGGACGAGTAGGAGTGGCTAAGGCGCATAGGTTGTAGCCCCTCGGGGTGTCCTTGGGGTTCTCTGTTTATTGGAAAGTCCAGTGTACATCAACTGTGCATACGGCGCAAGATGTCGTACTTGAGTACTTCCAACTGGGCAATAATCTCCATCACATCGTCCATCTTGGTAGAGAAACGTGTGTAGACACCATCCGTTTTCATCAGGATAAGCACGTTGTTTGCACCGTCCTGCTCGACTTTGTTCAGTGCCGACTGCAACATCTCAACAACTTCTGCTTTGCGTTTATTCTCGACTACTTCAGTCAAGTTTGTTATGTCTTTCATTTGTTTTTCCTTTCAGGTTGCGGTAGTTGCCCGACTAATTCCAGTTTGATATGGGGGTAATTCATGCGTAGTACTGCCAGTGATGCCATAAATTTTCCACGAGTAATCATGTGATTGCGTTTGCCATCAGGCATCTCAATCCAAAAGAACGGAGTGGCATAACCATACTTCACAGTGTTCAGTTCTTTGGCAAGTTCATCGACCCACACTTGGTCAAACTCACTCGCCTTGTCTGCCAATACTTGTTCCTCTAAGTTCATCATGTATCTCCATAGTTAGTTGCCACACCTGATTCACATGCAACTGGTAGGTCTGCACACCACGCGGGTGGTGTTGACATCATCTCCACAAGAAGTTGCTCTGCGTCTGTTGCCTGTGTTGCCGGGGCCGTGATGATGATTTCATCATGTACTTGGAAAGCAACGTGATAGTGTTGCCCGATGTTTGCCATTTGTTCAGCCACAACAATACGAGCCAATGCTTGAATGATGTTTTCTGTGGCTTTGCCCCCATAGATTTTTGTCCATGAGATGTCATCAGTCTCGCCTGTCATCACTCTATCTTTGACTGCCTTGCGGTACTGCCTTGCATCACCAATATATTCATAGTTGTTTGCGTTCGCACGGAGTGCTGGATAGCGGATGTACAACCCATTGGGTAGGCGTATACCATGCTCGTCGTAGGTCACACACTTACTAATGACACCGCTTTGTCTTGCAAGGATGCCACCTAGTGCGCTTCCACACTTCTGCCATAGAGCAACAATTCTGTGGTTCTTCTGTCGGTACAGTCGGACGATACGCTCTGCTTCGGCAAGTTCAATCTTGACGGATACACCACCTTGACCAATCTCTAGTGTGCGTCTGAACTTCTCTGCACCCATGCCGTAGCCTAGACCCAAGATACAAGTCTTACCAACGAATCGTTCTACCTTGTCTGCCTTGGTAATGGTTCGACCATAGACCTCGGATGCAAACTCAGAATACACATCACGCTTTTCAGAGAACGCACCAATCAAATCGTTCTGCTCTGCCATCCATGCCACCATCCTTGCTTCAATCTGTGATGAATCGCAAGCAATAAGAACGTGCCCCTCAGGTGCTTTCAATGCACGACGAATGGTGTTGTTCCCACGAGCAGGAAGATTTTGTAGGTTGAGTTTGTCACCCCCCGAGAACCTGCCTGTGTGCGCACCATAATAGTTGAGCATGATTGGCAGGCGACCTCGCTCGGACACCGCAATCAAGTTCTGAGTTCGGGTCTCCTCAATAGTAGACTTGACCCCGAGCCTCGCAGCGACCGCAACCTGCACCCTCTCATCAGGATGTTCTAGTAAGTCAGTGAATCCCTTGTCGGTCTTGCCGAACGCTAGAGTTTCTTTGCCTGTGCGTGCGCTCACCTTAGTTGGTGGCTCGACCCCCAAGTTCTTCAGATACTTCGCAAAGATTTGGTTGCTCATCAAAGTCTTGGTAATGGCTTCGTCGCTCACCCCCGTAAGACCCATGTCGGCAATCAACGTGCGCTTTCGTGCAAGCACTTCCTCAAGATGTTGCTCTAAGAGTTCCCTGTCGAGTTCAATCGTAGGCTCGGTGTACATGCGTAGCGTTTGGTCAATGACCATCAACTCACTGGTGGGGAAACCCTTGCTCAGTTTCTTGAACAAGTTGTAGGTTAGTTCCACATCGTTCTTACAGTACTCACCATACCTAGCCAGTTCATCGGGCGCAAAGTTAGCCCTGCGTTTACCAATCGCATTGAGTACTTCTTCGCCCTTCTGCCCTAGCCCATAGTATGTAGCGAGTGCTTTGAGTGAACCCCCCACAGTCATTTGATGAAGTGGTCTTGCCATAGATAAAGTGTCAAGCCACAACTTAGGCTTGATACCGTAGTGCCATGACAAGATTGCCCCATCGAACGCAGTGTTGTGACAGAGGATTGCTTTGTCACGATAGTCGAGTGACTTCAAGAACTTGGCAGGGTCACTGCCTGAGTACCAGTCAGTCGGGTAGTTGTTGACCTTTACCCCCACACCAATGACCTCGAACTGCGGGTCACGGATGTAGGCTTCTGTGGTCATCTTCGACAGAGAAAAATCCTTGTCGTAGTATGTTTCAAAGTCAATGGTTACTATGTCCATTGGTTCTCTCAATCTCCTGTGTAATCCACAGGTTCAATAGCCGAGTTTGAAAAAGAAGTTCCTGTGATTTGACACGAGCATCGGCATACTTGTGGTTCAACAGGTCTTGATGAATGTCTTTGTTCAACTTGTCCATACGCAACATGATGGTTGCGTAGTCAAAGAACTCGTAGTTAATCACGGTCTTGCATCCACAAGAATGTAATTAAGGCTACTGCACCCAATGCAGTAAAGCATCCGAGCAAGAACATAGCCCACTTAAAGATTTCCCAAATGGCTTCAAGAATCATCACGCACCTCAATAAGTTTCTCAATGTAGTGCTTGGCTTTCTTCACATCATCAATGCCACCCTTCGCATCACATCGTGCAAGATATTTGATTGCGTTACCACGCAAGAACCCTGCGAATTGTTCGGGTGTCATCCAAGATTCCATTGCCTTCCAAGGTTGGACACCCATGTTCTTGTAGTGGTCACCGCCAACTTGTAGGTCATCGGCTCGGGTGCTTGGCACGAATGGCTTGGTCTGAATAATGACCTTCGCATTTTCTTCTTGCACCACAGGCATCACCTCTTTGCGAATCTTGTACACGATAGGCATGGCTACCTTGAACTTCGCACCAACTTCTTTTGGTGTGGCAAGCGGATTCTTTATGAAGTACTCACGTACCTTCTGTGATTTGCTTTTCATTTGATTCTCCTTCGTAAGTTAAAACATCAACACCCATACCACACGATGCTTCGTAGATACAGGCAACCTGTACTGCCTTGATTGCATCAGCACCCATCGCCAACGCACCAAAGGCAAAGTCTCGACCACTACCCATACACAGAACTTTATTTTCGGTAAAGTCCATAGGTATCGGTGAGCGTTCGTACTTCAGTACTCTCTTGTCGGGGGTGATGACTAGCATACCCACCCATTTGTCGGTATCTTCTTGGTGCTTTGGAAACTTCTCTATGTCTGCACCATTCTCGAACCACTTGCGCATCGCCTGAGCATAATCAAGTTCCCCTGAGAACCCAAGCAAGTGCCCATTGACTTTGTGTATCTTGGTTACTATGCACTTTAATCCTGCGTTCGTGGCTTGCTTATCGGCGGCAAGTTGTTTGCCATCCCATACGATTACTGTCATGGTTTACCTCTTTGTGTATACCCATGTTCAACAAACGCTACTTCTTCCTCAAGCAGTTTGATTCGGATATGTAACGCATCAATCTCCTTTTGTTGTTCATGCCATGCGGCATCCCAAACATCCTTACTCCAACCACCATCGTCCTCGTAAGCCACGCCCCCAATGAAGTGTGCATACGCACCGTCACGCTTTTGAATATCCATGTTCACTCCTAGTTAATCAAGATAAGACTGCCTACGATTACTGCAAATAGCAAATACCAAATGACAATGGCTTGCCACACACTATCTCCGTGATACATAGCACCTCCTAGAATGGGGCAGGTTCAAAGGTAGATAAGTCCACCTTTGGTTTCTCAGGTCGTGGGATTTTTCTCACAACAACTTTGCAGTCCCTTGGCTTTGCGAACTGCTCTGCCATGTCAGGGTCATCAAAGATACGCAGTACACCTACATCGTCATGCACCTCATACTTCTTGTCATATCTCACCAGTCATCACCTTTTGGTATGTCGATACCCAAGTCGCCGTAGTTATCTGAGTACCGACTATCTTCATCCATGTCATCGAACATTGACTTGGTGGGCTTATGCTTAACCTCTTTGGGTTGCTTGGTCTTACCACCATACATGGCATTGTGAATACGGTTCACTGCCTTATCAATCTCCGACAACTTCTTTGGCTTTGGTTGCTTTGCCTTCGGTATTTCAACCGTAGGTTGGACAAGCCAAGTCTCCTCGGTCTTGCCCCTACCATTACACCTATTGCAGTTCCACCTGCGGTGCGTTACCTTCGTGGCTTCGTTCCATCGTGTGTCGAGACACTTCATTCGTATCTTGCATGTTGGACACTTCATCGTATACCCCGAATCTTCGGCGTAAGTCGAGACTGTATGTTGTGCATATCTTATCTACCTCATCAATTACTTCATTGACTGTTGTCTTTGACGAGTAATAGCCCCTCCGTACTGAAGTAATAAAACCTTTCAGTAAGTCAGTAGAACACTCGCTTGATTTGATAGAAGTGTATAACACATCTTGCCACTTGTCTGAGTTCCAATCGGGTTGTACCCAATCGTATCTGCTCTGTCCTTTACGTTCGTTATCTACCTGCTGAATCAGAGATTCCAACACACCCATTCGGGCACGGATTTTTACTGCGAGTTTGAACTTACGTAGTGCTCGTAGCCATTCCAGTTTGTTATCTTTGTTGACTGCCTGCTTGGTTAAGGGTACACGAGCATTGACAGGCTCATAAGTATTTAGGTCAAAGCACAGTCCATCAAACAATTCGTAGCCTTCTTGTTGGTTGAAGTAACTCCATGCGTACTCATCAGGATTAGTTTTCTTGTACTCAGCATAGGCAGGGGTAGGCTTGACCACATACCGCCCAGTGGCTTTGCGATACCATAGGAAAGGGATAGCCCTGCCAAGTGCTTGGCTCAGGGTTACACTGCAATTACGGGCTTCGCTCGATGTCAACTTAAACGTAAACTTGTTGTCAGGTGTAAACACACCGACCACGTTAGTGCCCAAGCGTAACTCATAGTTCTCACCGACCTGATACATCCGTGCCCATGACTGCACAGGTCTGCCGTTCTCAGGGTTCCGTGCCTTCTTAAACCATTCATGAACATCTTGGTAGGAAAGTTTGTCTGTTCTCATGTCAACTCCTTATCGTGTAATTTTGTGGGCTACTACTGCGGCGGTCATAGAGGACAGGTCTACATCCACTACGGTTTCTTTCTTCTCACGCTCAACAACTTTGCGATGACGTTCCTTGTACTCCTCAGGGATTAAATCCCACAG